ACATCTGACCAGTGCCCACCCACACCGCCGCCCTTTACGGAAAGCCATGCTACTTCACCATTATGCTCAATAAGGCTATCAAGATTGTCCCCCACGTAAGTAAGGAAACAACTAATAGGCAAGCCCCGATTGTTTCGTACATCGTCAGGTGCGTTCGACAGCACAGGTGACGCAAACATAAACCAACCCTTTGAAGCATAGTCGTAGATACGTTGTGCCAAGTCAAGGTCATCATTGCAATAAGCCACTGAAGCACGTGCAAAGGCTTGCTGAGGACTGTCTTCATGCTCAAACATATAGTAGTCATGCATGAGTTTAATTGCTTGGTCACTGAGGCGAGAGTCTCTTTCATAGTCAATCGTTATCCCAAGGTGTTTGCTCATCAAATTCTCCAGAGAAATATTCATAGTTGTTTTCTATTATATCCGCAAACCGATTCACGAGGTCTTCAGAATTTATCTCCAATAATTCCATCAAAGATATTTCATCCAATTGTGTGAGACGTTCTTTTAGTTCTTGTAAAGTAATCATGCGAACCTACTATTTTAATACATCTCAATGAGTTTGTCAAGGTAATGTTTAGCTTTTTCTAAATCAATCTTACCACCCTTGTCATCACATCGTGCTAAGTATTTGATAACATTGCCCTTGAGAAAACCTTTGAACTGTTCCTCTGACATCCAAGCCTCCATAGCCTGCCACGGTTGGACAGACTTGGAAGTGTAGTGTTCTCCTGCTACTTGGTATGCATCAACTATCATTCTTCTTTACCCGGATAGTAGATGCCCAGTGATTCTTTGTCTAGGTCAAATGAGTATCCAAATGCGGATTCAAGTGTGGCAATGATTGGACCTAACACCTCATCCCATGAGCAGTCGTCAGACAGTTCCATGTCTACTGAGTGTGTCTTACCATATGCACGATAGGACATATTAACGTATGCTTTATTCTCATTATCAAATGGATTCATTTCTTTCGTTCCTCTTGAGTTTTAGTATCGTGACACTTCTTACATAGCACTTGAAGATTGTCTGCTTCACAGAAGAGTGTCTTCACAAATTTAGGTAGGTCTGAATAAGTACGGAGTGTACCGGCAGGAGTGATATGATCTACCTGTACTTCAGTGGACTTAAACAATCCCTGACATGATGCACACTTGTACACCCATTTAGTTCGTTTGTCCCTACCTGTGTATGGCTTCTTAGCCATGTCCATCACTTGATAACGAACAGGATACTTAGTCCATGCTCTGCGTAATGCTGACCGAATGAAACTAAAGTATCGTGCCGTTGTCCATGTACCACCTGCTTTATTCTTTACTCCTCGTGTCATACCGGGGGTGTCCATGTATCTGTAGGAGTGCGGAGCATATACAACAGGTGTCCGTTTTCCATTGCATGCTCCTCTCCCAGACACTCCACCACAGTGTTCCACATCTCTACTTCAGACTTATCCTCCAGTAGTTTAAGAGCCTTCTTAGGTCCGATTCCTTTCGCACCCTTGATATTATCCACAGCATCTCCAACTAAAAACTGTGTATAAAAATTGAGTAGGGCTTCCTGCTCCGTGACATAGTATTGATTATTCTTCACAAAGTTATAGTGCCACCCTACTACTTGGTCAAGGTCTTTGTCGAGTGTCACAATCACACTCTCATCGCCCTCTTCTGTGGCTCTAATTGCAAGCATGTCATCCGCCTCCATACCATCTATTACACGAGCATCCCATGAAGAAACAAGGTAGTTGCGTAGCAGATGGTAGTGAACAGGCTTCTCACTCTTGCGGTTGCCCTTGTAAGGTGCAGTGGTAGCAATCTCTGTACGGAAATTGTTTGTCCCGGTCAGGTACAATTCCCATTGCTGTACACTTGGCAGGTCTATCAACAGAAGGTCTTCAAGGAAGCCTGCCATTGTGGTGATTGCCGTATCCTCAGTCTCGTCATTTGTGGCAAAGCCGATGCGATAGTTGAGGATGTCTGCATCTACAAGAGCAGTGTGCATTACAACACCTCGTCGTCGTCTGCTGTGACAGGCTCAGCATCCTCGTAGGATACAAGCTCATCAATGACAAGCTTCTTAAGGCTTGGGCTTACACCCTCCTTGTTCTTGAATGTCCAAGAGTAGAAGCCTACCAATGCAACAGCCTTAGAGCCGTTACCGATGCTGACGCCCTCTAGTGGTTGTCCATTACTATCAAAAGGTTTGATAGGTTGGTTGGACTTACAGGTGATAAAGTATCCCTTATCATCCTTCTGTCGGACAGTGAGTCCCATACCTTCTAGTGCGTTGACAGCAGGGTCAGATAGATTGCACAAATCCACCTGATACTTACCAGACATTTCATTCGGACGATCCAATGATGCCCACATAACGTCTGCTTTAATCTTTACACGTTGTGCTTGTTCCATACCATTCTCCTTTGTTGGTGGTAGAGATATATTATACCACACTTTTTAGTGTGTATCAAACCAATTTTTACCAATCTTTGCCTCAGCATCTACTGGGCAACGAAAGCCCAAGGTAATCCCGGCTTGTGAGGCCGCATCGCACATGATTTGTGCAACTTGTTCACCATCTTTCTCCTCTGCTTCAACTTGAATTTCATCGTGCACAAATGCAACCTGCCGTACAAGTAGTCCTTGTTGCCGTAAGGTTTTATGCGCTTCAACACACCACTGCTTTGCAATGATAGCCCCACACCCTTGTAGTAGTGAATTAAGTGCGGCGTGTTCTGAACGCACCAGTATTCTTCTACCATCCAAGCCCGGCACATACCCTTTGCTCGCCACTTTCGCAACCTTTTCCATAAGGAGTCGGAGCTTAGGGGTGTTAGAATAAAAACGATGCAGGATTTCATTCCCTTCTTTCGCCCCACCTCCAACAATACTGCCAACTTTACTTGGTCCTGCACCATACAAGGTTGCATAGATAAGCGTCTTAGCCTGTGGTCTTGTAATGCCTGCGGCATCAGCGTTCTTCTGATGGATGTCTCCATTCAATAGTTCCTCCTGCCATTCAGGGTCTTGCATGTAGTGGGCTAAACAGCGTAGCTCAATCCCACTTAAGTCTGTACCCACTAAAACATTTCCATCATCAACAGTCCAAAGGCTACGTATCTCCTGTCCGTATGGTTTGTTCACTGATGGCACTTGTCCCATATTGGGATTGCGATGAGTCATCCTGCCTGTCACTGCCCCATTGGTGATGATGCCACCATGTACACGTTCTGTCTTTTCATCGACATATTTTAGCCATGAGTCGATCATACCGACACGTTTCTGTAGCATCAGGTATTCTGCTATCAGTTGGGCTTCAGGTATATCAATACCCTCCAGTGTTCCTTCATCTACGATGGGCTGTCCCTTCTCTGTTAGCTTTGTCGGCTTCCATCCAAGAGCAGACAATCGTTCTCCAATCTGTTTGCGTGATGCAAGATTGAACACTGTCACCTTGTCCTTCAATTGCTTTCCTGTTTTCTCAGACCAACGCTCCTCAACAATCGGAGGAAACACTGCCTGCACTTCATCTTCAATAGCTGACATTCTATCTGACAAAGTAGCACGTAACACTTGAGCTTTAGGGACATCCAATTTAAAACCGTTAATCTCCTGCTGTCTGCATAACACTGCGATGTCCCGTTCCAATAGTATACTCTGCGTGGCATCAGTCCACTTACCCAACTCCGACATGAGGTGGTGATAGAGATGTGTAGTGAGCTTAACATCTTGTATACAATACTCCTGCATCTCATCTGTTAAGCCCCCATCAAAGTCTGTAAACTCAAAGTCAATCTTGTTATTGTCAAGTCTCTTGCCCCATGCCTTCAGGCTGTGGCCCCCGTCTAGTTGTGGATTCAAAAGTCTCGAAAGCAGGAGTGTGTCTGTTGCTTGACTCTTCCTGATAGATATATTCCAAACTCTCCGCAACACTGGTGCGTCGAATCCGATTAAGTTGTGCCCGATAATGACATCGTACTCCTTTACCAGAGGCTCTAGTGTTGATGCGTCCGTATGACATACTACTTCTCCTGTATCAACATCTTGCGTTACTGCCAACCAAATCGTATTGTGTTGACTGTTTGTCTCGATGTCCAATGTCATCCGCTTCTGCGGACTGCTGTCGGTAGTCATTCATCACCTCTTTAATTGTTGGGATGAAGGTTTTAAACCATTCACCTCTCCGTTCCATACATTCAGGATGCTTCTCAAGCAATCGGTGTATGGCTGATTCAGCTTGGTGTCTGTTCTCAAAATGTTCATAGTATTCTAACACATAATCCCTGAAAGGGGAAGCAGTTTGATAACCATTCAATCTATCTTCACTGCTGACAGCCTTACCCACCTTGAACCAGTGTGGGAAAGCAGTGTTGTATACAATGTACACCTCACCTTCCTTAGTTCGTTCAATCTCTTGATGACTCCATGCATCATCTAAAGACTTGTATCTTCCCGGTTTGTACAGTGGATGTTTCTTACTAATATACTTTCCGTTTAAGTACATACGTTCTGGATTTTTTGATGCAATATATTTTGACATACATTCTGAACATCTATGATTGTGACCATCCTCTTGATAATCATCTTTATGAAATTCAGAAAGTAATTTAAATTCTTTGCATGTAGAACATTGTTTCATAGAGCCTCCTCTAAATCTTGTTCTGTAATTTCTGTCATGCGGCCTGTCTCAAGAGAATACAACAGGTCACATGCAGGGCCAGTGATGCCACTGAATCTGTTCTTCAGCACCCTCACCTTGGTGGTGTTGCGTTCTGTTGCATCCTCAGCCTGTCCGTTACGTTCAAGTCCTATCACCATGTCACTCAACTGTGCGATAGATCCAGAGCCACGTAGTTGTGCCAATGATGTTGCCGCACCTTCTTCATGCCCTTTACTGTCAGGACGTTTGAGATGACTGACACAAATCAGTGCAATCCCTGTCTCCTGCACAAGCATACGGAGCTTGGTCATAATTTCATCAATGGCTTTACGTTCATCACCGTTGCTCTGTGCGGATACAATAATACTGATGTGGTCAACAAAGATATACTGACATCCCACCACCTTAGCTAAGTATCTCACACGATTGACGATGTTGTCAACATCAGAGCTACCAAAGTGGTCAAACAAATACATACGGTCAGTGCCTAGTGTTTGCTTGAATGCCTCGTCCTTCTCCTCCTGTGACGCAACAGTGTCCGGTAGGTGTAGTGGCTTGTTAGCCGCCAGTGACATCAAGCTGAGTCCTGTCTTGCGTGTGCTCTCCTCAAGAAACATCATACCAATATTGCTTGATGTTGTCATCAGGATGTGCCATATAATTTCACGCAGGAATTGACTCTTCCCTAACCCAGACCCGGCAGTGACAGTGACAAGCTCTTCCATACGTATCCCGTATGTCAACTTGTTGAGTCCACGGAAGGGATAGTCACAGTCTGCTTTAGCCAGTGGCTTCATCACATCGTCATACAAACTAGATCCAGTGACAATACCATCCGGAGTCCAACGCTCTGCCCTCCAGAAAGCAGACACAAATTCAGCCTGCTTGTTGTCTGTCAGATAATCACAGGCATCCTTCTGCACTGTCTCATGCTTCATCACCTTAGCTTTGTGGCTGAATAGCTCAGCACATTCTAGCTGTGCCATCTGCCCTGCACTGTCATTATCAAAGCAGAATATCACACTCTCAAAGCTATCAATGTATTCGTAGTTGTTCTTGCAGTCTGTGATGGCACTCTGTGCACCATTACGGACAGACACCACAGCATACTTCATACTCAGCATTTGATATGCGGCTAGTGCATCAAACTCTCCCTCCACAATGAGCAAATACTTCCCACCTGCAGAGAATCTATTCTGTCCAAATAACTCTGGTGTATCCCTCCACTTCCCTTCTATTTTAAATTCCTTGTTGCCATGCAATCGTACCTTGGCGGCAGTGTTCTTCTCCCCATACGGAAAGATAATATCAGAGCCTCTATATCCTGCTCCATACTTCTCTGCGATGTTGGCTAATATCTTCCTGTCTTTAAAGTCTCTGTATATTACCCCCTCAGACGCATTGTAAGGCTCTGTGTCGGACGTTCGTGTGTTAAGGCTCACTACCCTACTACTCCTGTGTTGTGTTGGGATTTCAGGGCTGTTTTGTTCTGGCGGTACATTGGCTCCGCATTTGAAACACTTGCCCCATCCTCTGTCATTGACACTGTACGCATCACTGCTGTCACATTTCGGACAGGGCATGTGCATCTCCACCCATGCTGACATTACATATGTCTCCTTTCTTCCAGTAGTTCTTTGTATGCCATGAGAAATTCCTCAACAGCAAAATACACCCCCATTGTATCTTCTTTTGGCATCTCTGTCAACATCGCATCATACTCACTGGTTTTATCGTAGATGTGATGCTCCATCCTGTAATACAACTCATTCAATAGAGCCACTGTTGTGATGTCATTCATATATCATGTGCTCATCAAGCATGTAAGAGCCTAACAACTCCTCAGCTTTTTGTAGTCTGCGTCTTAAATAGTCCACATGATTTTTTCTGTTCTGACAAAAATCTTCAATCTCTTTCATGACATCAGTGCCAATGGCATGCTCAGCCAACACCTCTGTCAAATCCTCGTATGAATAAATTGTTTTATGTTGTTTCATGTATCCTTCTCCTGAAGTGTAGCAATCAAGACATCAATATCTTCATCGTCTGTGTAGTCTGAAAGCTTCTGAATAAATTCTAGCACTCCCCATGAGTGAATGTATTCTGACGCAACACATAAAGAGATATGTAGTGCCATCTCTTGAGCCGCTAGTTCAAACTCTTTTCTCATCAAGTCTGTCACTGTGTAGTCTCCTTAGTTCTAATTACCTCTTTAGTTTAGTAGAAGATATATCTACATAACTATTGTCATAGCTATGTACCTATATAAATACTATATAGTAGAGGGTAACATTAAAAGTCTTCAATGTCAACATCATCCTGTAAATCTAATAGTTCATAGTTTTCAATTACTTGTGTATCATCCTTAACATAAGAGTAACAAGCGTTACAAAGGTCTATGTACTCATCAGACTCTTTACCTCGTCTGGAAGATTCAAAGGCTGTCAGTATTTTGTTGCATGCTTTACACCTCATACTTTTAATTCCTCTAAGTAATTATTGTATGCTTCTTCCACTTCTTGATTAAAGAGGACGTAGTATATCTCTTCTACTGCAAGGCTGTCAAGTTCTTTGATGCGATGTATCTCATTAGAGATTTCTTCAATGCACCACTTGATAGCCTCGTCATAGTCATCATCATAGCCTGTTTCTTTGTCAATCATTAAGTTCACATCCTGTTAGTCTGAGTTTCTCTGCATGGTATGATAGAGTTTCTATTACACCATCTGCATTGTTAAGAAGTTCAATGATGTTTTTATGTATCCAGTCAGGATGATTCTCTGTATCTTCAGTCAACACAGTCATCATAATATGAAACTTTTTCATAGCTCATACCTCCGGTATTCTTCTAGCTTCTGTGTTGTATACTTCAGTGATGTCATCACCTGATCGAGTGTCTCTGACTCTGTATCTCCAGTGTCATGCAACCTTACCATAGCTTCATTGAGCAAGTCAAGTATCTCATTTGTCTGTTTATCAATCAACCTGTTTACTCTGATTCTATTCTCATTACTGATCGTCATCATACCACTTGTCCTCCAGTAGAGATTCATTTTCTTCATGTACATATGCCAACCACTCCAACATGTCGTAGTATGGTGAACATTCTAGCACACAATTACCGTCTGTTTCTACCTCAATCCATCCACGAATGTTCATAGCCTCACCTCTTGAGCTTTGTCAATATATTCCAACACTTTCTGCATGTGTTGTCCAATAGTTTCAAACTCATACATAACTTCATAGAGTTCTTTTGTCAAGCGTTCTATGTCACTCACTTCTGCTGTCTGGTCTTTCAGATCAATAATCCAATCTTCAATCTGCGACAACATAAACTCCATGTTGCTTAAATTGTTTTCATAGTGCGTCATTCTCTTTATCCTTTTGCTCATAATACTCAGGCTCATTCAGCTTATAGCCTAGCAACACTGCAATGCCTGCTCCAACCAATAGGGCTGTAATAAACCCTACACCTATTATGATTGCAAATGTTAGCATACTTAATTCCATTATGCCACCATCCTCGTCTTGATTAGTTTCAACATACTCTTACCGTGTGCAGGATATGCCACCACTCTGACACTTTTGTCCCAACACTTCCGACAATCACCACACTTACCATCCCTTGAATACGCCTCACACACTGTCATAGCGTCTGTGGCGTCCTCTATTGTCGGTATAATGGTAGAGGTAGTAGTGCCATCAATCGTCTCACCAGTGACGCTATCAGAGCTTTTACGTACCACTACATTTGGTAGTGCTTCCATCTCTGCTATTACTTCTTGAAACTTTGCAAACTTATGCATGCGTGTAGGCAACCAATGCTTACACCAAGGCGTTTGCTTCATAACTTCCAATATCTTACGTGCTAATTGTACACTGTACATATCACCACTATCAAACCATCGGAAATATCTACTATTGTCCAACACCTCTACCATATCACCTACCCAACCTAGACGAGTCCAATCGCCTTTGTTGTGTTGACGAGGTGCTTTGACATTACTAAACCGATAGTTGCCTGATGTTGCATAGCAACCCTTACAAGCATCTACCAACTCACCATCAACACCTACACTGCCGGGACAAGTAGCAAGAGCTTCAAGACTCCAAGACAGACAAGGCATTTTACTAGGCTTGCTTAGTCGTATCATTTGTGTTTCCCCTGTATTTGTTTCGGCTAATGTAACCGATATAGGACACTCATGTCAAGTGCCCTATGGCAGTACACTAGGCAAAATTATATTTGCCAACACCAACTGTTAGTCGTCCAAGATGCACTTGCTTAGTGAGCTTTGATGCTTGGAAGCAATAGCCACGAGACTTATACTTACGCAATGCAACAAAACCTCTAACACCTGCTAGATTGAAAAACTTACGTCCATGCAATTTCGCAGTGCTAAACATATTCCATCGTGTCCAAGACTCAACTTTAGATGCCGCAATTTTCATTACTAATACCTCTCATGTTTACCAAGGCAACATTACCTTGAGTGCAGACACTAGAACTACTAATGCCTGCTATCAAGATAACAAGAGAGAAACGCTAGCCCGGCTCACTGTATGGCTCACACTAGCCCATCATTGTTACACGTTTGACCGTGATCCTCCGATGCCCCGACAATATCCCATGCCGTTTGGTTTGTGCGTTTGATCTGCAAGCACTGTAAGCAGGCATAAAGTTTATAGACTTTAATCGTTTGGTCTTTACTCCATCAGACAAGCTTTCGCCAGACTCCGATGCTTTTTACTCTATACGCTTTACTCTATTTTGTCAAGCTTTTTGTGATTGTTTTTGACTATGTGCCCTATTCAATCACGAGACTCACAACACTAGGGTTTTAACGTCTTTATCCTTGACTGTCGTTGCTTGTCTCTCAAGCTTGGTTGTACTCTATCAACCCTTTGAAACTTTGTCAACCCTTTTGTGTTGTCTTTGTTTCTCTGTGTCGATGGATGTATTGAACCATGATGCAATGCACAATGTATATTAGACATTAGTCGGTGTATATTTATACAGTGTTTGCCCTTTGTATATAGTATGATTGTCAAGTAGCATAGACTGTTCAGACTGTCAAGTTATACTTTAGTCTAATAGGGTGCTTCATAGACTCTCACACTCCACAGTCTATCATGCTTCAAAGTCTGTGAACATTAGACCATAGTCGTATTGACAAGCCTATAAAGCTATGTTATAATATAACAGTGCCGGGCTTTATAGCTATGCCGGGGAGGGGCTACGCAGTCTATAAAGTTATTAAGTAGCCGCATAGACTTGCTAGAGCTAGAAAATCAATAAAACAAGCATAAAACACTGTATATCTATACAGCAATAACATCTTGATTATACACAGGATAGATAATTGTATACAATTCTACCAGATAATTAATAAAAATGTCTTGACATCTGTAATATTTTATGTTATCATAGTGTTATGATTGGAGAAGCTGTAATGTCCCAAAACACTCTGAAGGAAACAAAGATAGATGTTTCTAGTCCGACACAAGAAAAGCCATTAGAGCCTGTAAAAAGAGGGCGAGGTAGACCTAAAAAGTCAGAGATAGAAGCAAGAAAGAAAGGCAATCGTGGTGTCAGAGGTAGACCACCCGGTGATGCCGCTAGGATTAATGAATTTAAAGCTCGTCTGCTAGCGACAGCAGGCGACAGAGTGATAGATAAGATAATACACATTGCAATGGATGATGAACATCCGGGTCAAATGGCGGCATTAAAGATGTGTATGGATAGAGTGTTGCCAATGTCTTATTTTGATAAAGATAAGATGGGTAATAGTCGGTCCAATGTATCCATCACTATCACTGGTGTCGGTGGTGAAACAACAATTATTGGAAGTGAAGAGTCTTCTGAAGGAGAAGTATACGAACATGAAGAATGAGACTAAAGAAATAATTAAAGAAGACCTCATTAAGCATGAAGGATACAAAGATGAAATATACTTATGTCCAGAAGGACTCCCAACATTCGGCATAGGACATATGATTGTTGAAGCAGACCCTGAATATACATGGCCTGTCGGAACACCAATAGAAAAAAATAGAATTGACTCCGCATTTGACGCTGATGTCGGGATTGCTGTACAGGATTGTTGTGCATTATTCCTCAACTTTGATTCACAGCCTGCACAGGTACAGCGTGTCCTTGTCAACATGGCATTTAATTTAGGACGGAATAGACTAGGCCGTTTTAAAAATATGATACGTGCAGTCAATGAAGGGAATTATGTAAAAGCCGCTGATGAAATGGTAAATAGTCGGTGGTATAATCAAGTGGGCAATCGGTCTATTGAATTAGAAAACTGGATGCGTAACGCTTAAGTGGCAGAATTAAACGTACAGCTACTACCGTGGCAACAAGAGGTCTTTGAAGACTCAACACGATTTAAGATTGTTGCCGCAGGTAGACGTACAGGTAAGTCTCGATTAGCGGCATGGCTGTTAATTATTAATGCATTGCAAACAGAACGTGGGCATGTTTATTATGTTGCTCCAACACAGGGGCAGGCTCGTGACATTATGTGGAGTACATTGTTAGAGCTTGCTCATCCTGTTGTTAAAGGAAGCCATATTAACAATCTACAGATTACATTGATTAATGGAGCTACGATTTCTCTTAAGGGTGCAGACAGACCGGAAACAATGCGTGGTGTCTCTCTGAAATTCCTTGTCATGGATGAATATGCAGACATGAAGCCTAGTGTCTGGGAAACAATTTTAAGACCGGCGTTAGCCGATCAGAAAGGCCAAGCTCTCTTTATTGGTACACCAATGGGGCGTAACCACTTTTACGACCTATACCAATATGGAATGCTTAGCGACGATGAAACGTACAAAGCGTGGCACTTTACTTCATACGATAATCCCATGCTCGATCCTGAAGAGATTGATGTGGCTAAAAAGAGTATGTCATCCTACGCATTTCGTCAAGAATTTATGGCGAGCTTTGAAGCAATTGGCTCTGAGATATTTAAAGAAGACTGGCTTACGTTTGATAAAAAAGAGCCAGAGGTGGGTGACTACTACATCGCTGTGGACTTGGCAGGATTTAGTGATGTGGGTTCCATTAGTCAAGGGAAAAGTAGCCGACTTGACTCCACTGCTATTAGCATTGTTAAAGTAAATGAAGACGGATGGTGGATAGCAGAGATTATTCACGGGCGTTGGGACTTAGACAAAACAGCAGATAAAATATTTCAAGCTGTTGCAAAGTATGAACCGATTGCTGTGGGCATTGAGAAAGGCATTGCTAAACAAGCAGTAATGTCTCCATTGATGGACTTAATGAAACGCAGGCAAAAGTTTTTCCGTGTTGAAGAATTGACACACGGGAATAAAAAGAAAACAGACAGGATTGTCTGGGCTTTACAAGGACGTTTTGAGAATGGCTACATCTCTTTAAACAAAGGAGAATGGAATAATGAATTTATGGATCAGTTGTTTCAATTCCCCAATCCGTTAGTGCATGATGACTTAATTGATTCATTAGCATACATAGACCAACTTGCCAAAGTACCGTATCATTACGAAGACTTTGACTTTGATGACTTTCAAATGCTAGACCCAGTGGCAGGATATTAACATGGAACAGAACGAATACATTCAACAGTCGCTTGAAGATTGGGTAATGGATAAGTGTGAACAATGGCGTGACCATTACGAATCCAACTACCAAGAACGGCATGAGGAATACTATCGACTATGGCGTGGTATTTGGTCACAGGAAGATAGCTTACGGACATCAGAGCGTTCTAAGCTGATTAGTCCTGCGTTACAGCAAGCTGTTGAAAGTAGTGTTGCAGAAGTTGAAGAGGCTACATTTGGACGTGGTAAATTCTTTGATGTCACTGATGACTTAGGCGACAATAACAAAGCTGACATTGCACTTTTACGTAATCAATTAGCAGAAGATCTTAAGTTTACTAAAACACGCAAACAAGTGGCTGAATGTATTTTGAATGCGGCAGTGTTTGGTGTTGGTATGGGTGAGCTTGTTATTGAAGAAACAAAAGAGCTACGTCCTGCTACACAACCAATTATGGATGGTGCATTACAAGCTGTTGGCGTTGAAAAACAAGATAGGTTTGTTGTTAAACTACGTCCAATTCTTCCACAGAATTTCTTAATTGACCCTGTTGCTACAACAATTGAAGAAGCATTAGGCGTTGCAGTAGATGAGTTTGTTCCAATCCATCAAGTAGAACAAGACATTGAACGTGGATACTACAGAGATGTAGAACTTGAGTATGCCTATCCTGATTTAAACTTAGAGCCTGACCAAGAACTTCAGGTGTATCCAGAAGATAAAATACGCCTAACTAAATACTACGGCTTGGTCCCTCGTGAATTGTTAATGGATGCAACATCTGAAGAAGATGAAGAAGTAGTAGAGTTTAATGAATCAACAGGTGAAGAAACAAAGTATGTAGAAGCTGTTGTTGTCATTGCCAACGGTGGTCAGCTTCTTAAAGCAGAAGAAACACCGTATATGATGGCAGACCGCCCTGTCGTAGCATTCCCGTGGGATGTTGTACCGGGACGTTTCTGGGGCCGTGGTATTTGTGAAAAAGGATACAATAGTCAGAAAGCTTTGGATACAGAGTTACGTGCACGTATTGATGCACTAGCCTTGACTATTCATCCAATGATGGCTATTGATGCATCTCGTCTACCACGTGGTATGAAGCCAGAGATTCGTCCGGGTAAGATGCTCTTAACAAACGGCAATCCTTCAGAAATTCTACGTCCCTTTAACTTTGGTGGGCTTGATGCAACATCATTCAATCAAGCGGCTACACTACAACAGATGGTACAAATGGCGACTGGTGCAATAGATGCGGCAGGAATCCCCGGAAGTATTAATGGAGATGCAACAGCGGCAGGGATTAGTATGTCGTTGGGTGCAATTATTAAACGCCATAAGCGTACTCTTATTAACTTCCAAGAGTTGTTTTTAATTCCTATGATTCAAAAGATGGCATGGCGTTACATGCAATTTAATCCTGAATTATATCCTGTAGCAGACTACAAGTTTGTTCCTACAAGTTCATTAGGAATTATTGCACGTGAGTATGAAGTGACACAGCTTGTACAGCTTCTTCAAACTATGAGTGCTGATAGTCCAATGTATCCAATGTTGATTGAATCTATCATTGAAAACATGAACCTATCAAATCGTGAAGAAATGATTGCACGTTTACGTGAAAGTTTACAGCCCAATCCAGAAGCACAACAAGCACAACAAATGGCTATGCAAGTGCAAATGGCTAAGGAACAGGCTACTGCGGCGGCATTGCAAGCACAGGCTAATGAATCTCAAGCTCGTGCTCAGAAGTATGCAGTGGATGCAGAAGTGGATAGGTTTGAAGCTGACACAGATCGCATTAAAGCTATTGCTACACAAATTGCTCAAGGTAGTGCAGACGATAAAGAATTTGAGAGACGTTACCGCACAGCGGAACTGCTTCTTAAAGAGCGTGAATTAAATATGAAGAAGGCATCACAACAAGGAGTGACAAATGCTGACAACAACAGAAATGCAGAAGATCGTGGATCAAGTGAACAACCGTTTCGACTTTTTGAATAAACGGATTGACTCTTTAGAAAAACAATTAGCCACCACAAAGCGTACTACCACTACAAAGAAAACAGAGAAAGTAGAAGAAAACGCTTGACAAATTAAAAAATTTATGCTAAAATATTCTGTATAATATAAAGCACCTGACAATAAGGAGAATGCTTTTGACACTAGAAGAAGAAAAATATTACGAACAATACTTTAGTCTTTTTGCATCCGAAGGATGGAAACAATTTGTTTCAGAGATTAAAGAGATATTAGATTCTCATCGGATTGAAGATATAAAAGATGAAGAGAATCTACATAGCATTAAAGGAGAGCGTAATGCTTTCCATCGTGTTGTCTGGTTTGAAGAAAGTATTAAGACAGCATATGACGTAATTAAAGATCGTGAGTCCGAAGGCGATGCTTAGGCGTTACGACTTTAAATGCACCTCTTGTGACTTAGTAGAAGAACAGTGGGTAGATCACACTGACAACTTCACAACATGTAAGTCTTGCGGTGAAACAGCAAAGCGGATAATTTCTCCGATCCAAACAAAGTTTAATGGCGTTGGATGGCCTGACGCTGATGACAAATGGGCTAAGGATCACGAGAAAGCCGCTAGGAAAACATCTTCATAATGGCATACGCCACGGAGAAATGATATGGCAACATTTATTGACAAACGAGAAGAAGATCTTACACTAGAAGAAAACGAAGAGTTAAGTAGTTTAGACGAGCAGGAAGAAGAACAGACTCCTCTTGAAGAGGAACAACCTGAAACACCTGACGAAGACATTCCTGAAAAATACAAAGGCAAAAGTGTCAAAGACATTGTAGCCATGCACCAGAATGCTGAGCAACTGCTTGGTAAACAAGGTCAGGAAGTTGGTGAACTACGCAGAATAGTGGATGATTTTATTTCATCGCAATCTGTCAAACAAGAAAAAGAAGCCCAAACTGCGCTCGATGAGTTAGATGAGACAGCGTTCTTTGAAAACCCTAAAGAGACGATTAAGAAGATTCTTGACAACCATCCGTCTGTTAAGCAGTCGCAAGAATTGGCAGTTCAGCTTAAGCAACAGGAAACTCTTGCTCGCATCAAAGCAGAACATCCAGACTTTGCAACGATTATTCAAGATCCTGCATTTGCAGATTGGATTGGTAAATCAAAAGTAAGACAGCGTTTGCTTAATGAAGCAGACAAGAATTACGATTTTGATAGTGCTGATGAACTTCTTTCGCTGTGGAAGGAACGGAAACAAACCCTTCAAACAACAGTGGATACAGAAAAAAAACAGCGTAAAGAACAAGTCAAGACAGCTTCTACTGGAACGTCTAAGGGTAGCGGAGAAAAACCTTCTCGCAAAATCTATCGTCGTGCAGACATCATTGAACTGATGCGTAAAGACCCTGATCGCTATGCTTCATTAATGCCTGAGATACGGCAAGCATATGCAGAGGGTAGAGTTAAATAGCCTTATAGGAGATACTTCAAATGGCAACTGCAACTTATCCGGGAGCAGGTGGTTTTACAGCTAAGACTGAAGCCGCTACCTTTATCCCAGAACTATGGTCCGACGAAATCATTGCGGCATACAAGAAAAATCTTGTACTTGCCAACCTCGTCAACAAGATGTCAATGGTAGGAAAGAAAGGTGATACACTTCATATCCCTAAGCCTACTCGTGGCACAGCAAATGCTAAAGCGGCAGACACTGCTGTAACAATCATTGCAAACACTGAATCAGAAGTTCAGATTAGCATTGACAAGCATTTTGAATATTCACGTATGATTGAAGACATTGTAGGTGTTCAGGCTCTTGATAGCATGCGCCGCTTCTACACAGACGATGCAGGTTATGCATTGGCTCTTCAGCTTGACGATGACTTGTTCAATCTTGCTTTGCGTTTCGGTGACGGTACTGCAACAGACCCAACTGATCCTGCAAACTGGGAACACTCAAATGCTTACTACGTGAACGGCTCATCAGGTATTGCTACCTATGCAGACGACACAATGGAAGACACTGACGTGTTTACTGACCTTGCCTTCCGTCAATTGATTAAGTTGATGGACGATCAAGACACACCAATGGACGGACGTTTTATCGTCATTCCTCCATCGGCTCGTCGTGACATCTTGGGCATTGACCGCTACAACTCTTCTGACTTTGTTACCACTGGTGGTGTCAACAACGGTCAGATCGGAAGCTTGTACGGTGTTGACGTATACGTTTCTTCTAACGTACCTGTCATCGAAACAGCGGCTCAGAACACTGCTACTACTTCTGTAAACGACACTCGTGGTGCTATCTTAGCACACCGTGACACTTGTGTACTTGCAGAGCAGATGGCTGTTCGTTCACAGACTCAGTACAAGCAAGAATACCTTGCTGACCTTTTCACTGCAGATACTCTCTACGGTGTACAGGTATTGCGTCCTGAAACAGGATTCTTGTTAGCACTTCCGGGCTAATAGTATCCTCTTGGTTAGCCCCTTCGGGGGCTTTCCTCTTTTCATTGTTCCCCACCAATACAGGAATGGAAGATGGCTACCGACATCCTCATTAAACGCTCCACCACTACTGGAGCCGTACCTACCACAAGCG